AAAACTTCTTAGCGACATGAGGAAGAGAGATGAGTCTTTACGCGGGATTCAGAAGATTGACCGACCGCAGCTTTTTTTGGAGTTTATGCGTGATCTGGTTTCATTTCTTAAAGATCGAGATCCGGACGGCCTCACGGCGCTGGAGAAAAATTTTGACGAGTTCGTAGACTGGGCGAAAGGGAAATACGCTTAACAGACCTCCCCTTAGTCCCCTCCTTACTAAGGAGGGGATTTGAGGGAGGTAGTGGTCATGCATGAGAAAAACTGCGATTACCGAAAAGAAATTCGATCTTGAGATTGAGGCGATACGGGCGCTGATCGAGACCTCTGCGAAACCTTTCCGTGAAGACAAAGTCGAGCAACAAAGAAGGGTCGAGAGGTCCTTGGGCGATCTTGAGTTTTTCGGAAGGACCTATTTTCCGCACTATATCGAAGCACCTTCTTCCGCCTTTCATAAATATATCTGTGAACGATATCCAGGCATGATCAAGAAATCCATCGAGACAGGCGACGGAGACAAAGAAGCTGACGCCGCTCCGCGAGGAAATGCAAAATCCACATGGGTCGATCTCGTATTAGCTCTCTGGGCGACGGCATTCAGGCATCGGCATTTTATTCTGATCGTCAGCGACACGGCATCCCAGGCCGAAGACTTCGTCCAGTTTCTAAAAGCAGAGATCGAGGTAAACGAGAGACTGGCCCAGGATTTTCCAAAGCTCGTTGGCCAGGGGCCGATCTGGCGGGCAGATACCATCATCACACGAAATGGCGTCAAGATCCGGGGTGTGGGGGCAGGGCAAAAGCTAAGAGGCATGCGGCACGGATCCAAGCGGCCTGATCTTGTGATCTGTGACGATCTCGAAAACGACGAGGCCGTCGAGTCTCCGGATCAGAGAAAGAAGATGGAGCGATGGTTCTTCAAGGCCCTGATGAAGATCGGCCAGAAAAACACTGTCTTCATTGTTCTCGGGACCATTCTTCATTATGACAGTCTTCTCAACAACCTTCTTAATAAGCCCGGATGGAAAGGGAAAAAGTTTAAGGCCGTCATCAAATACTCCGAGTCCAAACTCTGGGAGAGATGGGAAGAGATCTTTGTCAATATCTCAATCGGCAAAGAAGAAGCGGAGGTCGCTGCGGATACATTCTTTAATGTCCATAAAGAAGAGATGCTTAAAGGCATCGAAGTCCTCTGGCCCGAGGTCGAAGATTATTACTATTTGATGAAGATGAGGATCTCCGATGGCCCGGCCTATTTCGAATCGGAAAAACAGAATGAGCCGATCAATCCTGAGGATGCCGTCTTCCTGGAGGAATGGTTCGTCGATTGGGAAGATGGCGATGTCGATCTCACGGGGATCCCTCACGGGGGGGCATGCGACCCTTCTCTCGGAAAACGCAACAAACGGGGAGATCCGTCAGCGATAATGGGCGGCAGGATGAAGGATCGAATCCTTTATCTCGATATCGCGGATATCGAGCGGCGCCAGCCAGATAAGATCACGACCGATATACTCGCTCATCATTCGCGCGATCCATTCGACAAACTCAAGATGGAGACGGTGCAGTTTCAGGAATTCTTTGCGAGGGAGTTTGAAAAGGTCGCCCACGAAAAAAATCTTACGGTCAATGTCGATGATTACAATCCGAACGCCGACAAGGACTTAAGAATCGTCCGGCTTCAGCCCTGGATCAAAAATGGCTGGATCCGCTTCAAGCCCCAGATGAGAGAGCTGAAACGGCACCTGATTTATTACCGGCCAAAGAATAAAGGCGGCCCGGATGACGGACCGGATGCCCTGGAGATGCTCCTCGGCCTTTGCGAAGAAGGATTGATCCCCGCGCTGTCGGTATCGAGCGAAACCACGAAGGAAGATTATCGGGCTGAACGAAGGTCGCACAGCGGACTGCTGCGACCACGAATGGAACGAATGGAGAGACACGAATTACACGAATAAATTATTCGCGACATTCGTTGTCATTTGCGTAATTCGAGAAAAGGGAGGAACGACCGATGGGATGCAAAGGGAAAGGGAAAGGGAAGAAGAAAGGGAAATGAGGAACGAATCGCACGAATGAAAAGATACGAATAACACGAATATTCGTGACATTCGTTGTCATTCGCGTAATTCGACGTAAAGCATATGGGCTTAAAGAATAGACTTATCAGCTCTGTGTTCGGCGGCACGATCGAGCGCGAAGTGGCCAGGCGTCTCAAGGCTACCTCTGCCACGGACGAAGAGGCCGGATGGCGCAGGCTCACTGGCAAGGACGTCGACCGCAATCTCTCCCCGCTTCAACAGGACCGGATGATCGAGATAGGCTACTGGCTCTGGGAAAACAATCCTATGGCCAAATGGCTGATCGAGATCGCAAAGGATTTTATTTTAGCCGAGGGATTGCCATACCAGGCGAAAGAAGAAGAGGTCCAGGATTATCTTGATGGCTTCTGGTACGACCCGGTGAACCGGATGGATCTCTACCTGGAGAAGCACATCCGGGAGCATCTGATTTATGGCGAACTCTGTCTCCCCGCCTTTGTAGCGAAACAGACCGGGCGGCTGAGGCTTGGATATATCGACACGTCGAATATCGAAAAAATCACGACCGATCCTGAGAATGTGAAAATCCCCATCGGAGTCGTGCTCAAGGACACGCCTGGCTATGACAAACGAAGCTACCGAATAATCGTCCCGGAGGAGGCGGAGTACGTCCTCTCAAAAACGGCGCAGGAGATGAGGCGGGGCTACACGGACGGACAATGTTTCTTCTCGGCCATCAATAACGTCACGAATTCCCCCAGGGGGAGAAGCGAGCTTCTGACCGTGGCCGACTGGCTCGATAATTATGAGCAGTTCCTCTATGACACCGGCGACAAGTGGCGAATGATGAATGCCTTCGTGTGGGACCTGGAGGTCACGGGTGGAGATGCAAATGCAATCAAGGAGCAGATCAATAATTTTGTAAAAAAAGCCGGCTCGGTTTTCGGCCACAACGAGAAAGTAAAAGCAGAGGCAAAATCTCCAACCCTTCAGGCCCCGGATTTCGCGGATGGGGCAAGGCTCTTCAGGAACCATATCCTCGGCCCGTTCGGATATCCGGAGCATTGGTACGGAGGAGGCGGAGACGTGAACCGGGCAACGGCCGTCGAGATGGGCACGCCCACTTTTAAGATGCTTTCCTCCAAGCAGCGCTACTTTAAATATCTCATCGAGTCGATCCTCGACTTTCAGATCGAGATGGGACTCAAAGCAAAATATCTCCGGATGCCGGAAGAGAAAGCATACGACTATGAAGTGATCGTGCCGGAGCTCTCGGTCAAGGATGTAGGAAAATATGCCACGGTGATCGGACAGGTATCGACCTCTCTCGCCGTGGCCCAGGATCGCAAGTGGATCGATCGCGAAACGGCCCGGAAGATCTTCGGCGTCGTGATCGCTTACCTCGGCGTCGAGCTCGATATTGAAGGCATGGACGAGAAGGTCGCAAAGGAAGAAGTTGAGGAGGGCAACGAGGATTATTTGAAGGACAAAGAAAGCAGTACAGCGGTAGGGGCGTATCGCCATACGCCCGTATATGGCAGAAAGTAGTAGGGGCGGATCTCGCGTCCGCCCTCCTGTAGTCTGCGTGAGAGGATATCCGATGAAACTGAAACGAGCCGAAGACATGGCAAAGAAGCTGGGGATCTCAGAGGAGACCTTCCTCGGTTGGAGAAGCCTGGGGATGCCCTGGGTCAAAATCGGCAAATCGATCTTCGTCCTGGAGGATAGTTTTCTCCGTTGGGCCAAAGACCATGAAATCAAGCCAAATGCACAGGATGCTCCAGGACAAGACTTTTTCGGTAGGTCCATAGGGGAGGTTATGCCCCCAAAAAACTGACATGGATTGCGGGTGTTTCGGGGGTATTTCAGGGGTGTTTCGATGTGTTTCGTTAGTCGGATTCGAAAGTCACTGACCCGAAATAGAGGTTTTTGGGATGCCAAGCGTAAATTCGGAGATCAGGCGCATTTTGAAGGAGAAGGATCGGGCGATCAAGACGGGGACGCGGGCGATGCTCGATGTGCTTAAAGAACTCCAGAGGCAGACCCTCGATGAGATCGGGCGAGCAGCCATCACCGAATGGGACGCCTATCATTTAAAAGAGATGCTCAATTCAATCGAGCACCAGATCGACAATTTCGCTGCGAAGGGGAAGGCCGAGGCGGACGGACTTCTTGAGGAGAGCTGGGGCATGGGAAGAAACCTGGTCGATATTCCTCTGGCCGAGGCCGGGATCTATACGGGATTTCGCCTTTCGACCTCGGTTCTCGATACGCTCAAGGATTTTACCTTTCATAAGATCGAAGGACTTTCAGAAGCCGCCTGGGACAAAATTCGTGGGGAGCTTACCCTAGGAGTGATGGGAGGAAAGACTCCGCAGGAAGTGGCGAAGGCCGTCGGCACCAATCTGACGGATCCTTCCATTTTTACATCGATCGCCCGCAGGGCCGAGGTAATTACCCAGATGGAGATGGGAAGAGTTTTTTCTACGGCGACTGAGCTCAGGATGGAGGAGGCGGCGGATCATGTTGACGGCCTCGAAAAGATGTGGCGCCACGTCGGGCACCCGAAAGTGCCGAGGTCATCTCATCTTGCGGCCGATGGCCAGCATGTGCCCGTGAATGAATCCTTTAATATAGGCGGCGTGCAGATGATGTATCCGCGCGACCCTGGTGCACCGATCGATGAGACGATCAATTGCGGATGCGACCATATTCCTTTTCACGCCAGTTGGGCATGAAAA